GTAGGGACGATTAAATCATCTCTAACAACTGCTGGTGGATAACCAGTTTCGGTAAGAAGTGTTTTCTTCTCTACTAATGGCGACCACTTGATTTCAGAAGTGATGTTTTTTTGTCCTTCGTTAATGAAGGCTTGAACAGACTTGCTCTCGTAAAGTGCTTGTCCAAGAGTTTTCATCTCTTGTACTGGCTCTTCGTTGAATACTGGCGCAGGTGTTGTAACCGCTTTTCCTTGTTCAACGTCTGTTTCTAATTGTGCTTTTTTACTTTCAAAAACTTCTAATTCTCTTACTTCTTTGGCTAATTTGTCTAGTTCGTCATTTCTAGCGATGAACTCTGCGCGTTGTTCTGCGTCAACTGTTCCGCTTTCCATTTCTTTTACTTGATCTAATGCCTTTTCTCTAAGATCTTGAAGTTTTTGCTTTTTTTCGTTTAAGCTCATATTCTTCCTTTATATATCTGACGTGTCTGTTAAGACAGCCATAGTTCTTAGAAATAAGTCTTTATCATCTTCGGTGTTCTTGATCATATCTTCATTTTTTACGCCTGCGTCTAGTAGATCATTAAGATCTGTGTAAGCATTATGTAAATCATAATTCAGATCTATTAACGCCTGTGATGATTTTTCACTTAGTTTCTTTCCTTTTTCTAGACGTATGGAAGTAAGTTCCTGCGCCCTGTTAATTACAGCATTCAGAGTGTTACGCACTCTTTCTATTTCGTCTGTAAACTTTAAACCTTCTGTGTTCTTTTCTTTAACAGCTAAGGTATGTGTATTCTGATTAGCACCGACTAGAACTGGGCTAACTTCCCACACTTTTAAACTTTTTAAATAACGTACTTCAACTTCTTCTTTACCGTCTTTGGTAAACATTCCATTTTCACTATCTAACACTTCATATCCGAATGACCATTGTTGAATGTCGCCCATGGCTTTTACAGTTTCATAAGCGTCGCGTCCTCTTTGGGTGTCCATGATAAATTGTCCTTTAAAGACTGCGCGTCCGTCTTCTTCTAGGATCTCGCCCCTACCGATAACATCTTTCCAATCATGTCCCCAAACCATAGCGACACCATTTTCGCCGTAGCCTGATTTTATTGATTGCGGAAGTACGACATCGCCGTCGCTATCGATTTCGTTAAATACTGAAAATACGGCTGATACTTTTCCTTTATCGCCTTCGTCAGTTAGTAAGTTAATATTTTTAAATTGTTTTTCCATTTTAAGCCTTTCTAGTAATGCGCTTATTATGATAAATAGTAGTACATCTACAATTCACAATCAATTCAACGGGTGCGCCGAATTTACTGTCTGCGGGATAGTCCATTTTATATCCTAACACATTAAATTGTTTTGATAGTCCTACTCTTTGATTATCTACCGTTCGATGTGCGTCCCTGACTTTCCCGTCCCTTCTTGTTAACCAAGATTTTTCTAATTGCAGTCCTGTTCTTTTAGCCCCTTCTTCTTGTCCCCATTGTGATAATGCTAAACCTTCTGTTCTTGCTATCTTGCTTGCGTCCCCTAACATTCGTTTAGTAAGATCATCTGATAATTGACTAGCTACGTAATCATCTAGATCAGTACCCCTTAGACCTAACTTTCTTGCACCGTCTGTAGCTTTTCTTAGTGATCTATTAACAATCGTTTTTCTTGACTTAGACATTTCAGGAAACAAAGTATCTAAACGATCGTTAACAAAATTAATAGCGTCTGAATTTCTTACCATTGGTTGTAAAGGTATCTGAACGCCCCGCGCTGATCTTAAAGGATAAAAACCTTCTGTAATTACTTCACGTGTTGGCTTTCTAGTTCTTTGTCTTCTGATCGCTTGTTCCTGATCTTCTGTAAATTGTGATTTAATGTTTTCAGGTAAAAGGGTTACAAATTGATAATAATAATAATCAGTCATCATTGAAAGATATAGATCATAGATATCAGCTTTCCAATTTTTAGTATTCTGATCAATAAGATAATTTATAACGCCAACCAAGCCCGCTTGTCTAGCTGTGTTGTTATCTATGAAACTTAAAATATCTTTTCTTTGTCGATCTAATAATTTGTAATACTCAACAGAAAGGGCATAGTCCCAGTTCTTTAGTAGATCGTCAAATTGTTTATATAGGATCCCTTTAACTTCTTCGCTTTCAAATCTGCTTGCTAACTCTTCATGTTCTAATTCTTTAAGTTGATTTCTTCTTCTTATGATCTCAATAACTGACTTAGCTTTTTCATCTCTTTTATTCATGGCGTTAACTAATTTGTTAGCCCACCTACGACCTTCATTTCCGCCCCAAAGTTCCCACGCTATAACACCGTTAGTAGCGCGATCGGATCTTCCTGCAAGAAAGTCCCTGCTATCTTCTGTTTCTAGATCTACTGCATGCCTAGGAAAGTATCTAGCTATGTGTCTAACCTTTTCAGGACTAGCCTTAGTGTTGTTAATTAAATATCTAGCAGTATTTAAGCCGACTGAAGTTCCACCGCGACCAAACTGTTTACGTAACTTTAATCCGTATTGTGCGCGTTTCTTAACACCTTTAGGGATTGTAAAGTCTAGATCATCATATAATCCCTTTTCTTCAGGATCATTAAATAGATCTTTCTTACTTGAATTAGGGTGGTTAGCAGGAAGTAAATCTGTATCGAAAGGGGTATTCGGAAACTTTCCTGTCCTTAATGCAGTCATAAAGGCTTTGCACCTTGCTAACGCCCATTGATCAGAACTGTTAACAGTAGGACGAACACTTGAAGGATTTGTATTGTAAGCACCGACACCACGTTTAAAAACAGCACGTAGCATGCCTAACGTTACACGATATTTAGGATCCTTTTCGTTATGTTCTTTGACATAGTCTTTAAGTATTTTTTCTATGCGGGCTGATAGTTTTTCTTCAATCTTGTTCATCTATGCGCTTTTCGTATTCTTCATGTGTTGAACACGGCATATATACTAAGTTACCTTCGTCATCGTGCGTATGAGTACCTGAACAGCCTAATTCTTCTGCTCTCTCTCTAGCCTGTTCAATATTATCAAAAACATCTTTTGAGATTTCCGCTTTCTGATCTAAGTCTTCGTATTGACTTTCGCCGAAACGATGTATCTGCGCTAGCCTGCTTTCTGCAAGTTCCATAGTTGGATAACAGCCGAAAGATCTTGTTTCAGTTTCGTTATACACGCAGAATACGTCTTTGCCTTCTTCGTCTGTTTCTTCTTTAATAACTTTGTAATCTATTTCTTTGCTATCTATTGATATAAATTCCGCACTAGCTAATTCTATTTCTTCTATTTGATCTTCTTTAGGATCAACAGTTTCTTCTAGGGGTTGTGTTGGTACTTCTTCTGCGTCTTTTTTTACTTCTACAACTGCTGTAGATCTGATGTAATATTCATCATCTTCACTTGTAGTTAATCCAACGGCTCTTCTTGCGTCTGCTACTGTAGCCCAACCACCTTGAATAGCTAAGTTCATTCTTTTATATAATTCGTCTGTGTCTAGTTGTAACGCTCTAATCTCTTTTAGATCATACATGCACGTAAGCTGTTCAGAATTTATAAAGTCTGTTTTTAATAACTGGTTTTCTATTTCTTGTGCTACCTGACGCCATAACGGGATTAATGTATTTTCTGTAAATGTTTCCCTTAATTCCTTAGCATTGGAAAACGTACTTCGATCCAGTCCTATTTTTAACCCTGCGAGAATTGCGGGGACGCCTAAAACTGCGCTAATCCTACTTTCAGGAACATTCCTTAGCGTTCCTATATCAAGATCTTTAGGACTGAAAGACAAAGTTTCTACTGACATAGATCCTGATAGGATCAATGGCGATCCTTTTTGTGATCCACCAACCTTACGCATGTAAGTTCTTGCAATCTGATCAGCGTCTTCTTCCGATAACATATATTCATCTTTAGGGCTTATGATTACAGAAGGAACACCCATATTAGCTAATAACGCTGTTCCTAATTGTCCTGCGCTTTCGTCGCCGTATATTTCCCTTAAAACACTTTTTAAAGGTGCGAAACCTTTTTTATGATCATCAGGATCTATACCATTTCTAATATGAACGATGTCTTCCAGTTTAAAAGCGACCTTTTTATTTTTTACTTCATATTCATAATGTGTTATTAACTCTTCATTATTTCCTACTGGTGTTACGTATTGGGGTGTTAAGGGGTGTAAGCCTATAACCTGTCCTGCATTGTTTTTCTGTTTTAATAAGTAAGCGTCCCCTGTTACGTGTATAGCTGTCATTATGTAACTAGCTAAGACATCGCCTGTCATGTATCGATTAGGCTTTTTCATTAGAACTTCTAGCGGGTGGTTAGGGACGTATTCTTTATCGCCTTCTTCTGTGTACTTACTTATAGATAATCTTCCTTCCGAAAAGGATCTAGATATTACCCCTAGGCATGCAACGACAGCAGAGTTACTAGCGCCGTTTCCTAAAGAGTTAACATCGAACGCGCCTGCTTGTGTGTTATATCCCTGTATGTAGCTTGATGATGTGACAGGATAATCGTCAGCGAAAAAGTTATATCTTTTTCTGTTATTTTCTCTTGTTGCTCTGCCGAAAATAATGTCGCTTAATTTTCTTCTTTCTTCAGCCAATGTTAAACCTTTCTAATGGATCTAGACGCAATATGAACGCACCCATAATATATCGCGCCCTGATCCAATTCTTGTATTCGCTTAGTTGTCATACCCATAATACATAAATTTTTCAAAGTTAATAAGCCCTAAGAGTTTTTTTCAGTTGTGTTTCCTGAACTGCATAACTTAAAGCGTCAACAATGTCATCGTGTTCGCCTTCGGGAAACTGTAGCATTTCCCTCTGAAGTGTATCGTACCACAATGCGTTAGATTTAAAATACATTTGTCCGCCTTCTAATTTTGCGCTTAAAGGTAAAGCCCTATTAATTTTGTCTTTGTCTGCTCTTAATTCTTTAACTAGCAGTCCTTCTCTTCTTGCAATTTGGATCAAGGCTAATTGAAATCCTACTTTTTCTATTCCTACATATTGCAGATCATATTCCCTAACTTTGTTTTTTATCATTGGAATAATGTCGGGTGCTTGTAATCGTTCCCTAACTATGTCCATTACTAACAGATTGTTATTAGGTGTTCTAGCAACTATAGCCATAACGGTATAGTCAGCCTGTTCTTTTGTTGATGTAGCAAGATCGACAGTAGCGAACTTATACAATTCATCTTCGTAAACGTCTTCATTATTTAACTTGATTAATGTTCTTGTAATTAAGTAACCGTCTTTGTCATACTCTTCTACTTCTTCTGATCTATAACGTTTAAACCAACCTTCTTGAAAGATACCACCTGAAAACTCTACAAACTGTGCTAAATACTCTTGACTAAATAAATAAGATCCGATCTCTTCTCTAGCTAGTTCTAGTTCTTCTTCTGAAATAAGGGGGTTAACTGACGTAGGAAATGTCCAACGTTCCCAGTTTTTGCGTTCGCCTGCTGTTTCGTATAACTCTTCAAAGTGATTAAAACCTTTAGGGGAACTAATAAACAAAGCACCACCCCTGCTAATAGATAACATAGGACGGACGATTTCTGCCCATACATTAGGTTTCATAAAGGCGTATTCATCTAAAACAGCGAAGTCTAATCCTGCACCACGCATACGATCAGGGTTATCAGCAGATCTAATAGATACAGATCCACCAGTAGTTGTAATTATTGTCTTTTCGCTTTCTCTTACTTCTACGCCATATTGTATTCCAATTTGTTTTAGATCCTTCCAACCTTCTAAAGCCATAGCGTAAGTAGGTGCAATCCAAAAAGAACGACCACCACGCCACGCCTTTTCTAAGCATAACCATACGCCTAGTCTTGTCTTTCCAACTCTACGACCACCGCAGACAACCTTATAACGTGCATTAGATTTAGCTACTTCGATTTGATGATCATAAAGATCAGGCATGCTAACGACATAATGTTCTAATT